AATGTAGCAGTAAACGTTTCATTACCTAAAGAACCTAAAGAACCTGCACCCATTACAAAATTCTTATCAGCACCATCATTTGATTTAACATAACAACTAACAGTTATATCGCCATTACCAATAGCATAAATTGCTCTTGCAAAACCACTACCTGTTAATTCATCTGCATTTTGTGTGCCATCAGGCGAAATAGCTTGATTTGATGTTATAATGGTATTTGTTTTGGTTAGTTTTGTAAAATCTTCTGAATAAGGAATTAAATTTGTTGCACTATTCTCTAATAAATGACTTGGACATCCAACAACCTTACCATCAATCAAAGGATAGTTTAATCTTGATACTCCATCTGCAACTGTTTCTATTAGTCCTTGTGCGTTTATTCTTGTTGCCCCTCCACTTCGTGTAAAATCGAAATCCCCTACACCACTTGATGGTAGTACAGAATAAAATTTATCGCCTTGAGCGGATGGGACTAATGCTAATTTTGGTTTTGCCATTGTTTTTAGTTTTGTATATCTTGTATTCCTATTCTATGAATTGCATCTGCTAAACATTTACTTGCTTCTACTGTTGTTGCTCTTACTTCTTTTACTGATATGTTGTCTATTGAGCCATCAAATGAATTAGGTTTAAAATAAAGCGTACCGCTTGAGGTTGCTAAAAAATTTACCTCTACACTTTGAGAGGTGCTATAAGTTCCAACAGTTTGAAAGCCACCATCGAAAAATTGTGGTTGTAAATTTCCGCTATTTACAATAATATCAAAAGTTAATTTATAAGACTTGTTTGCTGTAAATACATTTGATTGACTTAAATAATCTGAATTAGGAGAAGTTAAAGAGCAAATACCATTAGATATAACCCAAGCATTTCTTAAATTCCAATCACTATCAGTAGCAAAATCCCCATTAACAACCAAGTCATCTCCTAACTTCGTAAGATTAATCTGTCCTTGTATCATCTCTGTTGTTGTACCAATAGAAGATGCAGTATCTATTGTGTTACCCCACCAAGTACTATCGTATATTTCGTTTGCCATCTTTTTCTTTTTTAGTTTCCTTAGTGTTATTCTTTACTTGCTCATAGAAAGCGGATAACTTCATTATGTTAACCTCTTTTGTCTTATATGTCTTTTTTTTATTCCCCATTATAAAACCCAGCTTGAAAAAGTATCTACATCCTTGTCTGGGTACATATCCCCATTTCGATTATTAGTGTACTCTGGGTACTTACTACTGTTGTCACAAATGTAATCCAAGAACCTTCTTGTATAGAATTCAGACCTGTCATTTATCTTACTCATCATTCTATCAATGTCTCCGTAGTTTGCTACATCAGCTTCCTCTCCTCTATGCTTAGATACACCTCCATTATCGATTTTAAACATAGCAAAAGGGAAGTACTCTGATTGAGTGAACCATATTAGCATTGGCTTAATATAATCGTCTCTAAGGAGCTTATAATCTGAATTGTCCTCTAAGTCCATTTCCTCATTTATAATCAAATCCTGCATCTTCTTATACAGTTTACCCCCTAAGTAGTTTTGTATGTGTATGTCTTGAGCCACCTCTATAAAGTGAATCAACTTGTCACCATCAGTACTTCCGCTGATAATTGACCTTGCTTTTAAATCTTTTACTGTTATAAATAGTGCTTTCATTATTGACCTAATATTTTTCTGATTCTACTTAATACACTTGGGTATGCACCGTTATCGGCTCTGTCTATCATTCTTTCTTCCATCTCAGAAGGATTGTTAGGTTCTTTCAAACCTTTTCCGTATGCGTCATCAGAGTCTACTTTTCTACCACTTGACTTCTTATAAACTTGAAGCTCCCAGAAGTGGTGACAGTTTTTACCGCCTTTATATTTTAAGAGGCTATAGTTTTGCCTGTTATGACCTAACTCTTTATTCACACCTCTAAAAGACATCATATTGATATCCTCTTTTCTAAATACAATCTTTCTTCCAGTTAATACTTCCATCTTCTTACAGAACGCTCTACTTCCCTCAGACTTTCTAACTGGAGAATAAGCGTATCTAATCTTGTAAATGTCATCATCCTCTTTAGATGATTTATCAGAATACTTGATTTCAGCCATTTTAACGGCTTCACTTTCCTCTTGGTATACTTCGCTATGGATAAGCTCCCATTCATCGCTTAAAACCTCTCCTAAGCCCTCTAATTGATTATACAGGTCATCTCCCTCTTCTTCAGAAAAGTCTCCAGATACATCAGAGGATAATTTCTCTCCTGTTTCTTCTTCTCTCTTAATCTTAGTTTCAATGTTATCCAACTCTGTAAACTCAATAGGTTGTAGTGTTGTAAAGTATAAGTCTTGGTGTATCTTGTTAAATTCAAGTATTTCTGTCAATCCATAAATCACACCGTCTTGTAAAGGTCTGATAATAACATTGTCCATTAAAACAGATGCTGTCCGTAATTCCTCTGCATTGTTACCAAATCCAGTATTATCTTTAATACCTAATAAGATAGGAGAAACAATACCGTGTCCTAACATTATCTTCTCTCTCGCTTCGTCTGATAAGAATTGATATTGAGCGTGAGCATCTGGCAAGTGAATAGCTTCTATATCAGCCTTAGTTTCTGCTGATTCGTTAAAAGCAATAATAGCTTTACCACTATTTGAGCTACCAGAGAACTTGTCGTTTATTTTAGATTCTATTGCTTGTTGAGTTTCAGCGTTTGGAATACCGTTATTAAAGTTTACGAATAAACTTGGCTGTAAACCATTCTGTATATTAGATATATGGTAGTTAGATACCTCAGATTCTAGTTCAGCATACTGTAAACACGCTTGGTAATCAACAGTAGAGTAGTAGTAAAAACCACTTCTATAAGGTTTGAAGATATAAAGTTCATTAACTTCAGTTTTACTACCGCTTCCAAATGTAGGTATTCTTTTAGGAGAATCAGAGTTCTTACAGTCCTTCCAAGATGGATGGTAGTAGTATGCTTTAATCTTACCTTTAGTTGCTTTCTCAGCTCTCAATGTCTCCATAGGGAAATGAGATACCTTTAGTATTTTAGTCTTAGCTTTATTGTAAGTAAGTTGCATTGCCCCTTGACCTAACAGTTTGTAGTCATTAACCAACCTCTTAACCTCTCTTGGTCTAAGTAATTGCTTCATCTTAACATAGTCCTCTGGGAATACAGAAGAGTTTGTAGACTCCAATCCTCTACCGTAAATCATATCAACAATACCGTTAATACATCTACCGTTAGTAGGGCTATCAAGATACCTTTCAATTAGGTTATCGAAATAATCATTATTATCTCCGAAAGAAACCCATTCTTTATTGTGAACCTCTTTGATTATAGGTGCTTGATAAGAAGACATATTAACGACTCTTATACTGTCTCTATACTCCTTAGTTATTACTTTGTTTTTTCTTGTACTCATTTTTTTATTTTTATGTAAGAGGATTACCTAATCCATCATTATAAAGGAAATTTATTTCATCTTTTGTTAACTCTTTGTTGAATATAACTACTTCGTCCATTACGATTGTTTGTTGTCTGTATTGGTCGAATCTATTATCATTACCTATATACAAATTACTATTAGTTATTCTCATCTTAGAATAAGGTTCTCTAAAAGTATCTAGTAAAGGCATCTCTCCGTTTATGTATTGGTTGTTTATGAATAAATTAATAGAGTCTCCATAATAAGCATCCCCATCAAAAGTTATAATTATATTTTGCCATTGATTAGCAGGAATCAAACTGTCAATAATAGAAACCTTCTCTCTAGTTCTTGTTGGTGTGTAGCTATTATCTTTTAAACTAATAGCATATTTCATTTTCCCTTGATATTGATTAAGAAATACTTGCCATTCATTTTCTTTTTCAATTAAAGGGAATGTTGTGAAAGTACCATCTCCTTTAAACCATAAACTTACACTAAAAGGGGAGTCAGAACCTCCTTCACTACTACCAAAACTAATAGAATCAGAACTACTTACAACACCTTGTTGAAGTGAACTTGCATCAAAAGCAACAGCATTTCCAATAAGACCAGTAACTGTATTAAGTGTATCTCCAACAATAGTACCGTCATTTACCCCAGTCTCATCAATCAGTATTCTGTCCGTAATAGAGTCTAGCTTGTAATAAGCTACAACATTATCCATTGTAGGGTCTGTTTTAACCAAAGATTCATTGGTAAATAAAGCACCTGCTAGAGCTGGTATTTTATGGTAAAAATCTTCAGAGAAAGGAGAGAATTCTCCTGCTGAGTTAATTGACCTAACCTTATAAGGGTAGTTGCCATCAATACCTGTAAATATGTATTTATTCTCAACACCGTATTCGTTTATATCACTATGATATATTGTAGCTTCTAGTATTCCGTTCTTGTAAATCTCAGATGCTGCGATAACTCTATTATAAGGTCTTGTTGACCATCTTAATAAAAACCCATCCTCAGTATTGTTAGCAGCAGATAAATTGTAAGGTGCTAGGAAGTCATCAGCAGAATCATTTGTTAAATAGAAATCTACATTTATTGTAGTAGTACCGTATTCATTAGTCGCAGATAAAGTTATTACCTCTACACGCTCATCTCCAAAAGGA